TGCATATACACTCCCAGAAACTCCACCAAATTTTTATCTAAGTCGTCGATCATTTGTTCCAGCAATTGCACCAGCAACAATAACTGCTGGTATTCCATATTTATATTATTACATGTTTGACCCCTCATATCCTACACCATTTAAATATTGCCATACTGCAGTGCCATTAACATTATCTGGGGTAAATCCAGTTGGGCCATACGGACCAAATGAGTTGCTCTATTTCTTCAGTATCAACACAAATTCAATTTCAGTTGCGAATACTGAGGAAATAATAGTTGCCGAAGCTGGTGTTATCATGGACGATGGAAGTGGTACCCTTTGTCAACCATTTTCATTTAATGGATCAGATGTTTATAGTCCAAATAGTTATACTACTGTATTGCAAGGTGCAGGAACATTAACTCCAACTATTTCAAATAATGGAACTTGTTATATTGCAACGGCTAATTTTACAATATCAAATGCTGGATTGGGTGGAGTTCCTGCTGGATTTTATATTAAAGTACATGGTAGTACTGCAGATAGAACTATCACATATAATACATCAAGCACAGAAACTGTACACACTCAATCTGGATCAACAAATGCCGGTGAAGTCATCTTTCTATGGGGAGGTTCATCATTTACTGCTTACAATTAAAATTTATCTATATTAGATAAATAAATATACTAATATATAGTGGATTATTTTAGGAGAAAATGCCAAGAAAAGAAATTGATTATTCTAAAACAGTTATTTATAAGATTGTGTGTAATGATTTAGCCATTACAGATTTATATGTTGGATCAACTACAAATTTTACGAGGAGAAAAAGTCAACATCGAGAGCGATGTAAAAAACTATTTAACATTAAAATATATCAAATAATTAAAGATAATGGCGGATGGGAAAATTGGTCAATGCTTCAAATTGAAGAATTTCCTTGTGTAAGCGGAAACGAGGCAAGGGCGAGAGAGAGGCATTGGTATGAACAATTAAATGCAAATTTAAATACAATATGCCCATTTAGAGAGGACTCAAACGACTATTACCAAGAAAATAAAGAATTGATATTGGCCAGAAATAAAATATATTATGATGCCAATAAAGAGCAAATTATAAAAGTTAATAAAACATACTATAATAAAAATAAAGAAAAACTTGCAGAATGTGATAAAAAACGATATATGTTAAAAAGGGATGATATTTTAGCCCAAAAAGTGGAATATTACAAAACAAATAAAGAAAAAATTGATAATTACAAAAAAGAATATTTTGAAAAAAATAAAGAACACATTAGAGAAAAAGCCAAGGCATATTATGCAAAAAATAAAGAAAGTATTTTAGCAAAAAAAAAGCAATCCAGAGAGTCTAAAATACCAACTAAGTAAAAAATTACACCCAATAATAATTATTTTTTTTTGTTTATTAGCATACATATATAACAGAAGAAAATAAAGGATGCCGAGTCTACTGAAATCAATGAGTCGTGGGTATTATTCAAAGGACTCAATAAAAAGAGAATCAAAAGATATGATGGCCATTATTGAGCAAGGAATAAAAAAGAAAAATGCAGAAGCCGAAGCAAGTGAGAAACCACTTGAGGGCGGTGCTAAAAGGCAACTTGCCAAATTTGACAAAAAAATTAAACAGAAAAATAGGGTCTATGATATTTAAATAAAATTTATCTGTATTAGATAAATAAATATATTAATATATAAATAAGATATTATAAGATGCCAAAAAAAGAAGTTGATTATTCTAAAACGGTGATTTATAAAATCGTTTGTAATGATTTAACCATTACAGATATTTATGTTGGGTCAACCACAAATTTTATTAACCGAAAAAATCAGCATAAAACGGCCTGCAATAATAGTTATAAACAATCAGAATATAAAGTCTATAAAATAATTCGCGACAATGGTGGTTGGGATAATTGGGCAATGCTTCAAATTGAAGAATATCCGTGTGCAAATGGAAATGAAGCAAGAGCAAGAGAACGGCATTTTTATGAGCAATTAAATGCTACATTAAATATGCAAAAGCCAAAACTAACTGAAGAAGAAATTGAAAAGTATCATAGCATAGTACACCAAAAACAATTAGAATTACACCCAGACTTACACCAAAAAAAATTTCAGAGGTCATTAGAACTACATACAAATTTTTGCCAAAAACAATACCAGAGGCAATTAGAACTACATCCAGATACGGCATCAAAAAACTATCAGAGGCGATTAAAACTACACCCAGACTTAAAAGAAAAGAAAAAACAAGATAGGCATATTTGTGAATGTGGGTCAAATATTAGAAGGGCGGATAAATCAACACATGAAAAATCATTAAAGCATCAAAATTATATAAAATCGTTAGAGGCTGCAATAGAAGTATAATCAATATTAATTATTTTTTTGACATTGGGAAGTGGTAATAATTAAATAAATCAATATAAAAAATATATTAATATAATACTTGATATTTTTTTAAAAGATGTCGTTCAACTTTGAGGGCGAGGGGTTTAGCCTTGCCGTAATAAAAAGAGAAGGTGATAAGAGTAAAGGAAAAAAAAAGAAAGATACAGAGGTATTTTTTGACGAGAATTCTGGGGCAAGAAATAACTACCCAGAACTACATTTAAAAGCTGGCGAAAAATTCCAATATATACCAGACGAATCCCGCGAAAGACAAATTTTATATGTGGTTGGTGCATCTGGATCTGGAAAAAGTTACTTTGCGAGCGATTTTGCCAATGCATATAAAAAACAACACCCAGACAATCCAATATATTTAATGTCATATGTTGAATCGGATAGTAGTATTGAAAGGGTTAAAGGAATTGAAAGGATTAAATTAGATGACGAATTCCTTGCCGCCGACCTATCATCAAAAGATTTTGAAAACAGCCTTTTGATCATGGACGATTGTGATGTAATTACAGAAAAAAAAATGAAAACAAAATTACGCGATTTATTGGGTAAAATTCTTAATACTGGGCGACACGATAATGTTAGTTTAATTTATTTAAGTCATATCGCATGCGGTGGTCTTGAAACAAAACCAATTTTAAATGAAGCCCATGCGATTACCTTTTTTCCCCAAACCCTTTCTGGTAGAGCGAGAAATTATTTATTGGGGCAATATTTAAATTTCACAAAATCACAAATTGAGGCCATTGATGATATTCAAGGCCGTGCAATTACAGTCGTTAAATCATACCCAATGGTTATGGTAACCGAAAAAATGATAATTCCAGTAAAGCGATTTGGAAAAGGTTAAACCCCGTTGTCTTACCGGTGTCAATTAGTTTCACCGAAATTAAAAATTGGATATGATCGTTGTCTTACCGGTGTATTTAAAATTTCCATTCTGTAATAAATTACATCATATATTTGCCTAATTGCATTTTCGCCCAATAAATCTAAATTGATATTAAGCCCATTTGGGCATTGAACTAATAGGCCATTTGTAAGGGCATCCGCCATGGCATCGAACTTTGTTACATGTTCACCAACGAAATTGTCAATTTGGACAATAGTAATATCTAAAATTTTTAATTTTATATCCCTGTTCATATTTTTAATATTGTCAATTATATATTTTTTTTTAGATTTTATATCAGCAGCATTCATTGCATGGGGGCTGCTCGAAGTTAAAGGGGTGTAGTTCTCACTCATTATTTTGGTAGGCAGTTGTAAAAAATGGTAATTGTCTTAAAAAATAGCTTTTTCTATATGATAGTTGATATTCTTTATATTTATCTTTATTATTGTTAATGTAGTTAGTTGAATATCTAACTGCTTTATCACGATTTTTTTGAACATATTGTTTTTGATATTCAACCACCCGATCCTTATTTCGCTTTTGCCATCCCTTAACTGCATTTCTTCTTTGTGTCATCAATCTTTCATATTTTTCAACGATATCCATTTTTCAAAAAATTATTATATATATTAATATATATTTTTTTAATACAAAAAAAAATAATTAAATACCACTGCATAGAAGCCGACCAAAAAAAGAAGCGGCTGCTTAAAGGGGTAAGACCCCTTAATATTGTTTATACCATAATTTTTTATCACCATCAAAGTAATAACCTAATTTCTTTATATAATTGACTGTTTCATTAAATGGTAAATTTAATTTTAACATTATTGATTTAATATTATATTCTGCCCTGTGATTTGTATCTCTTTTATGTCTAAAGTCATCAATATTTTTTATTACATATGAATTTAAAGATAATGGTAAATACGTGTGTTCAGCAACCCATTTTCTAAAATAAGCGGTATTTCTACAAAACCATATTTTTAATTCTGGATAATATGTAAATTTATTTCTTTCTTTTTCACAATCATTAAATAAAGGGTCTTTAAGTGTCTTTAAATAATCTTTATTAAAAGAATGCGGAAAATCAAAATAAATAATCTTTGCATTATCATATTCTAATCTTTTTTTTTCTTTTTCAGCAGCTGCTTTTTCGGCGGCATCTTTTGCGGCCTTTTGTGCAGCAAGCCGTTCGGCCCTTGCCTTTGCTTCCCTTACTTTAGGATTTTTAATTTCAAAATTACCATTATGTAATATTTCCAGGGTAACATTTTTAAATAATTTTTTAAATTGTTTTTGATCCTTTTTTAATATTTCGCGGCATTTTCTACATGTATTACCAACCGTTGCATAATGTGATTTATGTGGCTGCTTACATGTATCACAAAGCCGAGAAATACCAGTCTCAAGAAAATGATCAGTGCAACATATACCAATAATTAAAAATTCTTTTGTTGCCTCATCTGGGGTTAATACAGTTTGATCTTTTCGGATATAGCCATTATTTACATATAATATTTGACCACATACACATATTTTTTTAAATTCTGGAAGTTCATGATTTGGAAAACATTTTTTAAAATAAAGAAAATGATTTGTTGACTCACCACAACCACCACAGAATTCCCATTTTTTAACATCTTCAAATGTTAATCCTCTTTCATGTAGCCCATTTTTAAAAGCTTTACAAACTTTTGGCGTTGCCATGCCACTGCGTAGGCGTCGCCGCTTTTTTTAAAAATAAGTTGATCAAAAATAAAAAAATTATTATTATATATTAATATATATTTAATATTTAATATAAATTTTTTTTAATCACTTTTTAAAAATAAGTTAATTAAAAATAAAAAAAAAGCGGGGTTAAAGGGGTAAGACCCCTAAATATCTTCTGGATTAAATCCATACATTTCAAAAATAGAAATATTATTTTTTGGAGCCTCTTCAACTTCAATCGCCGGCTCAACATCATCCCGAATTATTAATTTTCTATTTATTAATTCCTCTTTTACCGCAACAAGATCCATATCAAAAACCATTATTGATGATTTTTTTGCAGTTATTCCCAAATTCAAATCAACAATTGTTGTTGTAAATTTATGTTTATTCAATACCATATCGGCCTTAATATTGTAATCAGTGCAAAATGACATATAATTAGTATATAAATCGGATACAGTAAATCTTGTTTCCCATGTTTCTCTTGCAAAAGCATTATGCGTATTTATTTGATTTTCAACCCAATCACCAAGCCATAAAATTTCTATAGGTACAAATTGCATTGCCATTTCTAAATAGGCGGGAGTCTTTACTTGTTTCCAGCTTACATTACTAAT